GACCAAGACCAAAACCAAAGTCAACTACACCGCGACGTGAACGACTGGTTACAGAAGAATCCAGAATGGCGCTCGCGCTTCGGATCCAGATCGGTTTCGCGGTTGACTGTTAGGCGAGCCTTGAAGACGGTCTCTCCATAAAAATTTTACTTTGGACAGTTCGGTTACTTTGGACAGGTGTCGTGTGACGCCTCTCTAAATATTTTCTCCTGCGTGAATAACGCCTGTTGCGCAAATCACGAGGAGAACCCGATGAGCGACAAACCAGACTGGCTCGACCTCGAGTCAATTATCCCCCTTGTCTCAGGTAAAGGCGGGCGCGACGCCGAGCAGGTCACCGGCCTAAGCGCCGACTCGATCAAACGCCACTACCCGCAATTCGTGAAGCAGCTCAGCAAGCGCCGGCGCGGCATCAAGCTCCGCCACGCACTTCAGATTGCTGATGAAGGGCAGCCGCAACGTTCGCCGCGGCGTCGCGCCACTGTGATCCAATCTTCGGAGACCGTCACCCCCTGAAACGCGAAACCGCCCCCTTGGCCGGGGGCGGCTCCATTTCGCGTGTCCAAGCTGCCGAGCTGTGGAGTAACACCTTGTATCTACCCTCCCCTATCCCCGCCTGCAAGTTCTGCGGTCGACCCTTCCCGCAGAGCAACCGCCGCCGGCAGGGATATTGCTCGAGCGCCTGCCGACAAGCCGCCTACCGGAAACGGTCCCAGGAGAGCGTTACGGCCGAAAAGGCTCCGACAGCCCACCCTGCCGAGCAAATCGCGCCCACGGTCAAATCCGCCAAAAACGTCGAAAAATTTCCCAACGATTTCAAAGGCCGTTTGTTACGAAATTCGACACCCTCGATCCCGCTCAACGTGTTCGGCCGTGGCTATCGCTGGCCGGGTGCCAAGGCGAACGGGAATGCCACCAGAATCTCCGCCGCGGTCGACGCTGAACTCGGCGTCGGCGCCGGCTGGCTGACGTCGCCGGGCGGCGCGCTCTACCAGATCGTTCCGAGGCGCGCGCGATGACGCACGAGCCTCGTCGCACCCAATGGCGGCAAGTCGCCGGCCCTCCTCTGAGCCCGCGCAGCTTTGGTGCAGCCGTCATCCCCGACGGACCGCACGGATGGGAAGGCGGCGAGTACGAGCGCATCGAGGCCAAGAACCGCGCGCTCCTCGCCGCGCATTTCGCCAAGCCGACTCGACCCAAGATGGCGTCGGTGCCGACGGGCCCCGGGATCGGCCGCACAGCCCGCACGGCCGAGCTGATCGCGACCATCCCAGACGATCTGTCGATTCCCCCGTTCCTGCGGCGAACGGTGAAGTCATGAACTCAGAGACCGATGTGCCGGCCATGATGGTCGTATCGAACGTCGAACAGCTTGAGTCGATAGCTCAGGATATCGAACACCTGCAAAGCACAGCGATCCTGTGCATCGCTGCGCATGCCGCCAAGGCGCACGAACTATTCCGCTACAATCGTGATGAGGGCGGTTTCGCCGGCTGGATGAAAGACCGCCTGGGCTATTCGCGTTCGAGCGCGTATCGCCTACTCGATGTCCATAGGCGATTTGGTGGTGGTGAATCTGTCCCACGATTGAGACAGAGTGGCGATATCTGGCGCGTTGGAGGCTTTGGGACACTTTCGGTCTCCGCCATTTATTTGCTCGCCGCTCCTTCGACTCCCCAGGAAGCTGTCGACCAAGTCGCCGCGCGCATCGAAGCCGGCGAGCGCATGTCGTGCGCCACGGTGGAGGAAGCCATTGCGAAGGCGAAGGGTGAGCCCGCCCCCACGACTAAGAACAGCACGGATCAGCATGATGCTGAAGGCGCCGGAAACGATGGCGCCGGAAACGATGGCGCCGGAGATAGTGGCGCCGGTGATGATGGCGCCGGTGATGATCATACCGACGGCGGCGACCAAACCGCTTCCGACGAGAACGCCGCCGGCGCGCCGGCGCCTATCGAGCCCCCACCTGACCCTGCCGCGACCGGCGCGCCGGTGGAGACCACGAAATCCAAGGCGGAGCCCTCGCTCGTCGAATCCTGGCGGGAATCGTCACCGGAAGATCGTGACGCCATCCGCGACCTGGTGCTTGGGGACTACTTCGCGACGGCGGATGGACGCAACATTCTCTCTCGAATCCGCGGCACCAAGCGGGACGTCGTCATTCGCGACCTCCTCGACGCGCTTACCGTCGACGGCATGCTCAAGACGGCATCGCGCGATTTCAAGCAGCTGCTGAGCAACAAGGTACCGACGAATCCAAGTGCGTGGTTGGTCGAGAAAGACGCCGGCACGATCGCTGCGGCGATTACTGAAAAGGTCGGACCGGCCAAGGCCAGCGTCATCGCCGACAAGCTCAAACTGAAACCTAAGACGATGTCGATGGAGAAGACCGTCGACGCTCACGGGAAACCTGTCCACGCGCTCGAACAGCGCGGCAACCGTTCTCGGCTCTAGCCGGGAAGAAACGGGATCGCGCTGTTTCCGCAGTGGAACCCGTCGACGCAACTGGCCAACAGAGGAGACCCCAATGGCCAACCAGTACTTGGAATACGGGATTAACTCAATCCCGACCACCGGGCGCTTTCTTGCCCACAATCAACTGAGCATCGTCAAGCGCGCTTTCCAGGCGGCGGATCTGGTGAGCGGCAAGCTCCAGTTGATCAATCCGACGGCCCTCCAGGCCGCATGGCTCAGCCGTGTCAACCGCACGTACGTGGGTTGGGCGCTGAAGCGCATCGATGAGCGCGCCGACATCGAGTCTGGATGGTTGCCTCTCGTGCCGCCGCCCGCGCGCTCGAGCAAGTCGCTGGTGCCGGCGCTCAACGGCAACGGCAACGGCAACGGCCACAGCAACGGTCACAGCAACGGCAACGGCTACGGCGCCATGCCGAGCTTCGACGACCTCGTCGAACTTGCCGCCGATGTCGGAGTGGATCGCTGGCTCGCGATCGCCGAAGCGGCCGGCATCTAACGAAACAAGGCGTCGGCGGAGCGATCGCCGGCGCCTTCTTTGCTCATGAAAGGAGCAGCACAATGAAGAAGCATAAAGCCAGAGTAAAGCGGCGCGCAGCTAGTCGACTCAATCGGCGGCAGCTTCGCGCTCTCCGTAAGGGCTCGGTGTCGTGAAGTACATCCACAACCTGCGTCAGCCGACCGAGCGCTACACCGCGACCCGCATGGCCAACGCAATTCTTCGCGGCGACCGCAAGCGACAGCACGCGCAGGCGATGCCACGGCCCGACAAGAAGAAGGAGTCGCCGGTCGAGAATGGCCCGCGGCGCCTTCACCTCAGTGATCTGAAAACCGCGCTCGCTCACCGGCGCCGCCTTCAAGGAGATCGACAATGACCAAGACCGACGCCGCGTAGCAGCGCTGGGAGCGATTGCAAGCAATCCAAAAGGCCGTCGCCGTGCTGAAGAGTGGCGACCACGATCTGAAGCTCGGGCTCGGCGGCCGCGAACAAGCAATCGCCGAGCTTGAGGCCGAGGGAGCCGCCATCCTCACAGCGGAAATGGACGCTCACCCCGAGCTGTTCGTGAAGTTTGCGGATGGCAGGTACGCGCTGCGTGAGCGCCTGGTCGGGAAACCCTCGCAGCTGACGTCACGAAGCCAAACTGAAACCGGCCAGCTTCTGCGCCGCCGGCTTAAGGTCGACGACGCAGAGGGGGCGGGGCGAATACCTCGCACCAACCAGAGCCCGCCGATAGGCGCGCTCGCAACTCTCCCGAAAGGAGATTCGGCCATGACTACCGATAAGAGAGAAGCTACGCCGCCGGCCGAGGTGCCGGCGAACGTGACACCGCTGCACGAAGTCAAGCGTGTTGCGGACGCAGACGACATCGAGAGCCTCTGGCTCGACCCGAAGCTGGGTGACGGAATCACCGACGCGAATATCCACACCGTCGCCGTCGGCAAGCCGAAGGGTTTCTTCCGCGTGCATCCCGATCCTGCATATCGGCGCCGCGGCGAAACCTACATCCACAAGATCGAGGGCGTCGTCGACGAAACCACCTACCTCATCGCTCTGCAGCACAGGATCGATGAAGCGCAGCCGTGCGTGGTGGTCACCGTTGTCGATCGCAACGGTACGCCGCGGCTTTGGGTCATCAAGCTGCCGAAGGATGGCAAGCACGATAACCAGGCGTGGGTCTCGGCTCGCTCGGCGGCGAAGGCTGGGATGGAGCGGTGGGTCCGGTTGGTGTGGGACGGCACCACCTACAAGACGCGGGACGCGACGCCCGGCTACGCGCCGGATCCCGACTTCTCGAAGCTGCCGTCGTTCAACAAGCTCGTGACGCTGGCCTTCGGTGAAGCCGGCATCATCCGGGATGAGAGCCATCACATCTACCGTGAGCTGTTCGGCATCGCCCCCAAGAAGGGGGCAGATGATGAAGATCTCTGATTGGCGCAACCTTCCATTCAGAGAGATCTGGGTTGTCGACACCGAGTACTATCCGGGCGCCGGCCTTAACAATGGTGGACGTGAGGGGGACACGTCCACTCCTCTCTGCCTTGTCGCTCTCGAAATGCGGTCGAATAGAATCGTGCATCAGTGGCAGGATGAATTCGGCCGCTTTCCGCCGTACCCGTTAGACGATGACGTGCTGATCATCGCCTACGTCAACAGCGCGGAATTCGGCACCCATATTGCGCTCGGCTGGGGGCAGCCGGCGTGCTCGATCGACGCCTACATCGAATTTCGTCACCACACTAATGACGGCAGGATCAAGAGCGGCGATCGCGAGAAGGGCTTCTACAGCATCGGCGGCGCGCTGCGCTATTTCGGAGAGGACGGCATCGACACCGCGCACAAGAAGGATATGCGCGACCGCATCCTGCAGGGCCCGCCGTTCACCAATCAGGAGCGCGCCGATATCCTGGATTACTGTCAGTCCGACGTCGACGCTCTCGCACGCCTCGTGCCGCACATCATTCCCACCATCAGGTCACTGCCGCACGCAATGTTCCGTGCGCGATTCGCATGGGTGTCGGCGCAGCAGGAACGGCGCGGGATTCCGATCGACCCGGATCTGGCGCGCCTGAAAGAGCGATGGAGTGATATTCAGTGCGAATTAGTCCTCGAATTGGACCAGCAATACGGCTGCTACGAGTTCGGCGCTGACGGCAAGCCGCATTGGGTAGAGCGCCTCTTCGCTGAGTACGTCAAGCGCGAGAGAATGACGTCGTGGCCGACATATCCAGACGGCAAACTTGACGAGCGTGACAAGACGTTCCGGGAAATGGAAGGGCTCTACCCGCAGGTCAAAACACTGCGCGAGTTGCGCTACTCGCTGTCGGCACTGCGTCTCAACAGCCTCTCGGTCGGCAGCGACTGGCGCAACCGAACGCCGCTATGGGCATACGGCTCGAAGACCGGGCGCAATCAGCCGTCAAACGCCAAGTACATTTTTGGTCCCGCGAAGTGGATCCGCTTCCTGATCAAGCCGCCGCCAGGGTGCGCCCTGATCCATCGCGATTACCGGCAGCAAGAGGCTAGAATAGCGGCAGTCGTGAGCGGCGACATGGCGCTGCTCAAAGCCTGCGACCCCGACATCTATATCGGGATCGCGAAGCAGCTGGGTTTCGCACCGCCGGAAGCGACGCCGGAATCGCACAAAGCCGTGCGCAAAATGTTCAAACCTGTCGGGCTCGGCATCATCTACGGCTTGGGGCCGCATACGCTGGCGACACGGATCGGTGTTTCGCTGTTCGAATCTGCGGAAATCCTCGCACGGCTCCACGCACAGTTTCACGTGTGGGAAGACTACGCACATTCGGTGCTCGACCACGCTGGTCTGGATCTGGAGATCGGCACACCGCTCTGCTGGTACATGCAGTGTCCGCCTGGAATCAAACCACGCACGGTGAGGAATTTTCCGATCCAGTCGATGGGTGCGGAAATCCTGCACACTGCCTGCATCCTCGCTGAGCGCCGCGGCATCAAGATCGTCGCGCCGGTGCATGACGCGCTCATGGCTGAGGCCGATCTCGACTGCGCCGAAGATGTGAGCGTCGCCCTCGACCAGGTCATGCGCGACGCATCCGCGGTCATGCTCAAGGGTCACGAGTTGCCGACCGACGTGCAGATCATCCGCCCAGGCGAACGCTACTACGATGATCGCGGCGAAGAGATGTGGAACACGGTCGATCGGCTGCTCAAGAAGATCGAGGCGAAGAAGGCCCATGGATGAGCTTTGGACCGACGGCCCCGACCCTCTTGCCGACGCGCCGGCGTCGAAGCGCGTGTCGAACGAGCATCTTATCGGCTGCCCGATATGGTGGCTGCAGCGCGTGCTGCCGGTAGTCAACAGCAAGAAACAGTTGGTCGTCGCTGTTTATCTATGGCGTCGATGGGTCGTCTGCGGGTACCGCAAGACGTTTGACGTGCCAAATGGCGAACTCAAGAGCTTGGGGATCTCGCGCTGGACCAAATATCAAACTCTCGCCCGACTCGAAGCGGCTGGCTTAATCAGAATCAGGCGCAAGGGACGGGGGGCACCCACCGTGACGATTCTCACCAAAGAACCGAAGAGGAAACGGTGCCGCAGAGTATGATGCGGCAGCCTGACGCATGTGCGAGAGCTTCGTACACCCCCCTGTGCGAGAGCTTCATACAGGGGGGTGTAGCAAGCTCTCTCACATCAGGTCACTCTTATCTACTCTCTTCTACTCTCTCTTCTCTTATGTAATGGGTAGGTGGTGAGAGGAGGGACTAAGCCGTGAGCGACCCTTTGGACGCGTACCGAGATCAGGCTTTTTATTGGGAAGCTAGGCGTCTGCGGGAAGAGCAGCGTCAACGCCTGGGAATCGTCGGTCGGCAGGGTGACCGGCCGGCTAATGTGGTTGACTTCAGGGAATACCGTGAGCGGCGTCTACAAAGGCTGGATGGAGAGCCGCCACCGAAGTCGGCGGCGTGATGGAGACGGTTATGAATAAAGCGCCATTGCAATTGTCCACCGACGATCGCCGGATGAAGCTCGTGCAGGACGTCGCCGACGCCTTGGCTGAATATTTCGGTGATCACCAAGGTGATTTCGGTTGCCACGTGCAGGCCGTGAAAATGCTGGTCAAGGCCGGACCGCTTCGCGGCCACGCTCTGGAGATTTCTTCGTCGTGCAGGATGCCAAAGGTCGGCGTCCGGCGAAGGGATTGAAGATTCGATGACCAGCTTCACCAAGAGAAGAAAGTGTCATGAAAAAGATTGTTGCGTATCGAATGCCTGAGATGAAAAGCTGGGAACAGCTTAATCGTGTGTTTGCTAAATTCCAGATCATTCCGTCCACATACACGGAGGATCACATCATCGGCTGGCATCCGGCCACCGATGAAGGGCCGGCCTATCCAATCGATGACGACAGCGTGCCATTTTGGTGGGACCAAACCGAAATCGCAATTTCGGATTATTGCTACACCTATGCCAACGCCTACAACAGGCGGACGGGAGAAACGAGCCCGCACATGTCGCATATCACGCTGCAAATTTTGTTGAAGGATGACGCTCAGGCCGAGGCGTTGATCCGCGAACTACGTTTCTGCGGCTTCGTCGGCAGTGTCGATCCTGATTATGAGGATCGTCACACACATCCCGCTATGAGGAGGCGTATGGCGGTCAGCTGAAGCTTATCCACCTTCACAGCGCCGCCCAGATACTGTACCACGCCCATTCTCAAGGCGCTGCCGCTACGCCGCTGCGAATTCGTATTAGCGATAAAGATTCCTCAATAACTTCGGTGGACGTGACGCTGCTCAACTCGGCGGCGCACGCAGTTCCTCCATCGATCTTCGAGAGTCTGACAGTCACCTAATTGAAGCGCGGTGACGGTGACCGGCCGTTGCCGCACGGTGTCGCCGCACGGTGTTGCCGCACGGCGTTGATACACGACACGTTGTTGATGGTGCGTGAGACGCGCTGCGTTGACGCCGTCATTGATATGCAATGACGATGCACCATCACCACCACCGCGCACCGATGTCGAACACTGATCACGCGCACGGCGCACCGAGGACGGTGACCATCGAACTCGCCGAGATCGGCGGCTTAAGAAGTTTCCTCCGACCATTGTTTGCCTGGGGTCCTAGCTGACCGGTCACCCTCCGCGAGAGCCGCGCTGCGGTGGTCCTGCGCCAGTTGCGGCGCCATTTCAAAGCCTTAAATTTAGGTAAGTTACGCTGACCTATTTGGGCTTTGAGATGACTGAGGATATTGTGACTAAGGGTCGATTCGCCGTGCTCGCCGGCGTCAGTCGGGCGCGGGTGTCGCAATATCTCACTGACGGCCAAATCTCCGGCGAGGCTATCGTCGGCAGCGGCCATCGGGCCCGCATCCGGGTCGCCGTGGCCATGGAACAGCTACGGCGAAACTTAGATGCGTCACAGCACCTCGGCGCCAATGGTCGTGCTCGTGTCGGCTCCGGCGGCGACGACGACACCGTCGAGGACGCAATTAAGCGCGCCCGGCTCGAGCAGCTCGAGCTTGCCAACGAGCACGCCCGGGCGGTTCGACAAGCCAATGCCGGCCGCTATGTCCTGGCCGACGACGCGCGTCAGCAGATGGGTGCGATCACCGGCCGCATGGTCGGCATGTTCGAAGGGTCTCTTGGCGAATTCGCCACGGCGATCGCTGGCAAGTTCAATGTGCCGGCTCGGGATGCTCTGCACGTCCTGCGGACTACGTTCCGCACCATCCGTGAGCGAGCGGCCAAGACTGAGAGTGGAATCGCCAAAGCGCTTCCGGCAACGGTCGACGATGAGGTGCCGACGTGACCGCTCTCGCCAATGCTGAGCGCCTGACGCATGAGGCAATCGCCGCAGCGCTGCGGCCGCCGGCTCCGATTGACTATCTAGCTTGGGCCGAGGCTAACGTTATCTTCGAGGACCCTATTCCTGGACCGTTTGATTCAACCAAATTCCCCTACTTCGTCGAAATATTACGCGCGCTTTCGCCGTCCGACCCTTGCAGGTACGTGACACTCGTCAGCAGCGCGCAAATCGGTAAGACAACAATCGGAAATATCTTCACGCTCGGCGCGCTGACAATGGGTCGCGGTACCGTCATGTATTGTCACCCGACAGACGACAACGCGCGCCGCTGGAGTCGGATGAAGTTGTCGCCGATGATGCGGGCAACGCCGATCGTGGCCCAGCAATTTCCGCAGCGTGCTCGTGACGGCGCCGACAATGTTTTGTTCAAGGATAGAAAGGACGGCCTGGCGCGCCTGCTGATAACCGGCGCAAATAGTCCGGCGTCGCTGTCGCAGGTCACGGCTGAATTTCTAGTTGAGGATGATTTATCCAAATACGAGCCGAACAGCACTGGCGATCCGGAGACGCAAGCCGACAATCGGACACGCGCGATCGAGTTTGCCAAGATCCTGAAGATCAGCACGCCGCTGGTGCTGCCGGGTTGCAAGATTACGCGCAACTTTGAGCTTGGTTCGCAGGAAATGCCGTTCGTGCCGTGCCCGCATTGCGGCGAGATGTTCGTCTTAGAGTGGGACAACATGCTCGCCAATCTCGATCCGGAGCATCCAGAACACGCACACTTCACCTGTGTCGCTTGCGGCGCGGTTATCGAAGAGCACCATCGGCCGCAAATGCTCGCCGGCTTTGAATGGCGCGCATTGAATGCAGCCGCGCGGCGCGAGCATCGGTCGTTCTATATCTGGTCGGCGTATTCTTATCTGCAGAGCTGGTCACGTATCGCCCAGGAATGGCTCAAGGCTCGCGGCGATCCCGGCGCCGAGCAGACATTCATCTGCGACACGGTCGGCAAGGCTTATCGGGCGCAAGGTGAATCGCCGCCATGGGAAACGTTGCGCGATCGCGCTGCTCAGTCGCATTATGTGCGCGGCACGATCCCGCCCGGTGCACTGCTGTTGATGGTAGGCATCGATTGTCAGATCGATCGGGTCGAGTGGCAGCTTGTCGGCTTCGGCAGTGAGTATCGCCGTTTCGTCATCGACTATGGCATTATCGGTCGGCACATCAGCGACGCCAACTGCCAACGCAATCTTGATTTGGTCTTGGCGCGCCGATGGAAGAACAGCGTCGGTCGCGAGCTTGGTGTTGATTTCGCCGCGATCGACGGCAACGCCTGGACCGAGGACGTTTGGAGCTTCGCTCGCAGATACCC